TAGAGGTTGGAGAAAACTCTAAATTTGAACTTCCAAAGGTCATTCGAATAGACTCCATTGCAAAGTTAGTATGACGACGATATACTGCTCTGAAATGGGTCATGGATGGACTTCCATTGACAAGTTCATTCTGTGCTCCTATCGCAACAAGTTGGAGAAGACCACCTGGCATTATTAGTATCTACTTAGAATGGTTTAGACCAGATATGTCGTGGATGCAGAATTGGAAGGTACACAACAACTTGAAGAATACGTAGCTCCAAGTGTAGCAGGGCCTAACGTATTGATACCTACTCCTCCTACAAATCGTGTGTATCGTTCAGACTTATTTGCAATAACTCCAATGTATTGACCATTGGTTCTTCGTTTCTGAGGAGGAGGCGAAGACAATAGAGATTTAGCAATGATACGGCGTTTCTGATTCGTCAGGTAATCCTGTGCAGAGTTGACTTGCATTTGTCATTTATAGAGGAAAAGAGTCTACTAAGTAATGAGGTTCGTTCTCGTAAGCACACATGTGGATCAGACAACTGGGTATTCAAAAGTTGTGTTCAATCTCCTTAAGCAACTTTCAACATTTGCTCCTAAAGTAAAAACGTATCATTTTGGATTTCAAAGACATCCATCCAACAGTAACATACGTAAAGTTCCAACAGGAATCGTTGCATATGATGCAGCAGCCAATGAAGATCCAAAGGAAGAAGGATTTGGATTCAACAAAATTCATGAGTATCTTGAGATGGTCAATCCAGATGTAGTGATGATTTACAATGATCCACTCATAATTCACCGATTCATTGAAGCAATGAAGTTCAAGAAAGGTGAGTCTTCTTACAAGTTGTGGTTGTATATTGATCAAGTTTATGAAGGTATTGCACCACCTTTGATTGAGACAATGAACAAGAACGCTGATCGTATTTACTGCTTCACTCAATATTGGGCAGATGTCTATGCAAAGTATGGCCCATTTCCTGACATTCGTGTATTAGAAAATGCAGTAGATAAGACATTTTTTACAAGGATGGATTCTTCAGCACGGGCTTTAATCCGAAAGTCTATTGGGGTAACTCCTGAGTCAATTTTGATTGTGAATGCAAACCGTAATACTCAACGTAAACGTCATGATCTTGCTATTATGGGATTTGTTGAACTCCTTCGTAGAAATCCAACGAAGCCATATCATATGATGATTGTCACTGGTTTGAATCCTCAAAGTGGATCCTATTACGATGCAGGAAGAATCTTTCAAACTGAGTTGACTCGTCAAGGATTGAAGATAGATGACTATATGAAGCGTCTATTACTAGTGGATACCTCTAAGACTGTACTTCCAGATACTGCAATCAATGACATTTACAATGCAGCCGATCTTGGAATCAATTTATCGGATGGAGAGGGATTTGGTCTATGTCAGATTGAGCACTTGTATACAGGAGCTCCTCAGATTGTGACAGACATTGGAACCTATCGTTCGTTCATGGATGAGAAGGTCTGTACATTCATTCCACCAGTGGATCGCACCTATTTTGCAGGAACTATGCCTTTAGGGCTTTGGGCTCCATCGTTTGACTACAAACAAGTAGCCGATGCAATGAATACTGCAATCAATTCACTAGATGAAATGAAGACTGAAGCTAGAAACTTCTCATTTAAAACATGGGATGAAGTGTGTTCTTCATGGATTGAAGATGTTAAATCAGAAAGCGAATCGAAGTAGGACTAACTAACTCACCCATTCTAAGCAAACGCTGATTGTCATCCCATGCAGGTCCATCAAAGAGTTCTTTAGATTCAGGATCTAATAACAGAGAGATTCCTTTCACTAGGATCTTTTGAAGACGTCTGTGTTTTTTAGATGTATTACGAAGCACTGTTGCATCTAACTCTTCATTCTTGATATTTGGACGAAATGCCAAATCTTCTCCAGTAGTAGATGAATCAAAACGCATACAGGATACAACAGGTCTTTCTTTTGCATGAAGTTTACGATGAATCTCACAATCAATAGCAGACTCTTTTAACTATAATGCAATCCGCTGACCGATGCGTTCCTTTTCGAAAGCTGTTTCGTAAAGGTATTCATCTGTGGACATGAAAGTTTCTACAGGTTCCCCTTCATACCGTTTCATCACCATATCATTGCGTCGTATAGGTGTGATGTTTGGACCATCTTGCGTCTTCTTTTGATCATCTGAAAACACTGAGATGTAAAAATTCACCTTAACAGTTCGGTCTTCCAATGGCAAAGTAGCGTGAGAACAAATACGAATAGCACGTCCAATAACTTGATCATGTCGTGAAGGAGTCCAATGTGGTTCCATAATGTGAACGTGTCTCACATTGTTCAACGTAATACCTTCTGCGCCTGAGGAAGACGCCATCAATAATTGAAGAATCTTTTTGGGTCGTCTTGCTACACTCTCTTTCAATGAAGCTGGAAAGTTCTTGGAATACACTCCATTGAAAATTTGACGAGTTAAATCACGTTCTTCTTCATTTTCCTCACCAGTGTAAAACGTATACGCTGGACGATCATCAAGCAGTTCAGGGTCTTCCACCCATTGATTCGCTTGTTTAATAATTTTATAGGATTGCCAACCGGATGCATCTAAGACTGCAGATAGAATACCCAAACCTTCCAATGCACGATATTGAGAGTAGATAAACTGATTACTGCCTAAGGACGCTTTGATGTTTTTCAAGATGGCAAGCATTTTAGGACTGTAGGTTTCAAGTCCTTTTTCAGAAAGGTATTTCTCAGGATTTGTTTTGAGTTTTTGTATGACCACATCTCCTGCTTCCTTCTCAGGTTTCTTGTTTTCAGATGGAGTATCGCCTGAGATTTCCTTCATAGCTAGTTCAGGAGGCAATGCATAGTCGCAGACTAACCTAGTTGGAACACGAAACGTACTTAAGTCTTCATTCATCTTGGAACGACCACGCCTTGAATCAATCTTCATTTCCATCCAACGCACTTCCAAATAACGATTGAACTGAGAACTAGACATCTCCACCTTTTGTAACGTCTTTTCTAGATCCGTCCTACGTGGAAGCAGACGTTCATCAGCACCTTTGAAATATGAAACTAATCCTTGAATACGACGGCGAAACATCATTGGATTTTTGATATTCAATCCATCCAAGAACAAATTTGCAAACTCTTCATAGTCTGTTGGAAGACATTGAAGTTGTTCTACGGTCACACGATCTACAGCAATTTCACCTCCACCTACGTCAGTTTCTATTTTTTGTTTGATGGATGCAACCCAATCCGATGGTTGAGGAATAAACGGTAAATCCTTCATATATTGAACTGCAACACGGTCTCCTTCACCGTTATAGGTTGATCTAAACTGAGGTGGATTACGTGTGACCATCACGAACTTCTTGACTGCATTGAACTCAATTGTATCTACTTCAGGAATCGCACGGAACGCTTTTGTAATTCGTTCTTCGTCCCATGTTGGAATGGTTTTAAAAGGCATCGTGATTCGTTCAATGGGTCCACGTAATAGATTCATCATATACGCAATTTCATTGGGTGAATTGATTACAGGAGTTCCAGATAATGCAACGACTTTACATCGTTTTGCGTTGTAGATTGCAGTATATAACTTATCAGTAATCTCAGACTCATTGATGACACGTGAAATCAAGTTATGTGCTTCATCAATAATCACAACTGAATCATCATACATTCCTTCAGCAGTATACTCTGCTATTGAGTTTCTTGTCAAACCTGTGTAGCGAATAAACGTAAATCGTTGTTCAAGAATGTCTTTGATTTGTTCACGAATCAATTTCTTGTCTTGAGTAGATAGACTCTCAAAGTTCGGTTCATTTCCAGATGTAGTTGTGTAGATACGACTGTATTTATCCATGAACTTGTCTGAAATTCCGAGTTTCTTGCCTTCTGTACGGACTTCATCTGACATAGGTTTCAATGTCCAAAAGTTCTCCACTGCGTAGATTGGATCACCGCATTTCTGGAGCTCTTCACGGTAGTTCTTTTCAAGTGAAGCAGGAATCATCACATACACCTTTTGCGTTGTCAACAGAGACTCAGCAACTGCAATAGACGAGCACGTTTTACCAGATCCTAAACCGTGATACACTAAGACACCGCGATATGGCGTCTCAATTTTCAAGTAGTCACGAATGATTTTTTGATAGGGGAACAACTCGCGTCCTGTTCCACTTCGTTGCAAACAAAGGTCAATATTCTTGTCTTCTTCATCTAATGGGTCTTTATCCTTGGATCGGTAGTCTGATTTAATGAACATTCGTGTGATTGCGTCTGAAAACGCCTTTCGGTTAGGAAGTACATACTGTGTTGCCCTCATTATATTGAGGCGTGTTGAAAAAAAATAAGCGTTCAACATAATGAATCAACCTCCTGTAGATATAGGAGTTCAAATAAGAATTGGACTACTACAACCAGGTCAAATCTATGTTCTCGTTGAAACAGATGAAACAGGATTTCAAAAGTATAACTATGTTAGGATTAAATACAAAACTACAATTAGAATCCCTAGATATGTTCTTATGATGGATGTTTTGGACACTCTAAAAAATAAAATTGGAGAACGACAAATTGTAGTAAATTCTGATAAAAATATTTATGTATTTTTCAATCTCAAAACTGATAAACTCGGACAAGCAATTGGAAAACAAGCAACCCGTCAAGCAATTGATGAAGTCTACGAAGCAAATACAGGTCAGTCTGCTCAACCAGGAACAGGTCCAGCGGATATTATTCGTGGATTTGTAGGTGTTCAACCACCAAAACGAGCAGGAAAAAAGACACGAAGAAACAAGCGTTCAAAGCGCACTCGTTCAAGAAAATATAAGCGTTCAATATAATGAATCAACGTCCTTTAGATAGTGGACGAGTAAGAATGGGACCATTAGAGCCAGGTAAAATCTATATTCTCGTTAAATCAAATAAAACAGGTACAACGTATACCTATGTTCGTATTACAAGCAACAATAAAGATGTAGTTGACATGGATATTTTGGATACTCTAAAAAATAAAATTGGAGAACAACAGATTGCATTACATGCTGCTGATGAAAATGTTTATCATTTTTTAAATCTCAACACTGGTAAACTTCAAGAAGCAGTTGGAAAAAAGGCAACTCGTCTAGCAGTTGATGATATCTACGAAGCAAATACAGGTCAGTCTGCTCAACCAGGAACAGGTCCAGCAGATCTTATTCGTAGATTTGTAGGTGTTCAACCACCTAAAAATGCAAAGGGACGTAAGACACGAAGACGTCGCAACCGTTCAAGACGAAACCGTTGAACTTTTTACGCTGCTTGATACAATGGATTTAACCCGACGAAATCATCGTATGTGGATGGTAACTATCTATCTCTTTTTAATGGCTACATTCCTCTATCTAAAACCGTCCGTCGCTTTTGGGCGTGAAGGAAGGATTCGACCATTTGGTGTAACGGATCGTGAAGCCACTGTATTTCCTATTTGGGTATGGATATTTGGGTTGAGTGTTCTTGCGTATTGCATTACAGTCTACTTAGCAGGGTTTAGGTTCACGTCGTAGGGCGTCGTAGATAATTGTAATAACATGCAACGACTGGAAAATACGTATGTGCTCCAGGAAAGGATCGGTGAACCTCTTCAATGAAAAACCCATCGGCACGATAATCATTTTCAATGAATCGCCCACACATATGACGAGGAACTACATATTGTGCGCTGTCTATTTTGGTAACTGCAGGTGTATCTCCTCTGAACGTTCCTCCAGGAGATAATACGAAATCATCCCATCGTTGTTGGTCAAACGTATAGAAATGATCATCTCCCTTCAGTAATGGAAAAATCTTTCCAAAATCAGGATGCATGACTGTATCATCATCTAAAAAGTAAATCAAACCTTCAAATACACAGTCTAATCCTTTGTTTCTTTGAGCGTGACCTGCACATCCTCCTGGAGGTGTTGGATGTCCGATCTCAGTAATATTTGGATGAGTGAATCGTTTTGTAAACGGTCCATTGGTTGTATCATAGACGATCAACCACTTGACCCGATCTAAATCCAAAGACTCTTCTAGTAAAGGCAGATTTTCAGGACGTGCACACGGTGTAATGACAGTCAACATAGATTTGTATACAAGATTCCCTTTATACGGTTTCAAAGGTCTCAATGATAGACTTTAGGTCATTCATCATAGTTTGTCGTTGGTTATGATGTGGGCGTATCTCCTGTTCACATTCAGTCCATGTTTTCCATCGGATTGCTGAGATTTCTCTACGTTGCATAGGAGTAAATCGTTGAAAGATATCAATAAGTTTAGGTTTCTGTAATAATCCTACAAAATAGATATGTTTATATCGTACTCCATTCAATCCTTCAAAGGTTTCTTCTAATCGGATATTCTTTAAAAGTGTATATGCTTCACGAGGAATATTAGACTCTTCATTGAATTCACGAATTGCACAATCTATATCGGATTCACCTCGTATTCTACGTCCTTTAGGAAACCCCCATTCAGGTTCTATGTACATAGAGAAGTTCTTATACACTAAGTCTTGAACATTCAAATCAGAGAATTTTTGATAAGACATTTTGTAATCAGATGATTGATGATCATCTCCCCATAATGATTTCCAAATTGTATCAAAAGGTTCACTAATAATCAAATACTGTTCTTTTACAGTCATATTCTTGAAAAGACGTGAAATATACTCTACATTGTTTACGTCATACTTCCCTCTCATAAACTCAGCAAAACTCATGCTATCTTTACGTCGTATCATAAGAAGTCGCGTAGTATCAGACGCTACTGGAATACTAGGTGACTCTACCAATATAATTCCACAGGATAAGACTGGATCTGCACACATTCTAAATATATGACCTTTTTCACCGCAGTTGTTGCAGTACATTGATGATTGTGTTATTAGTTGGGATCCTGTTCGTTTTTCCATTGTGTCTTTACGCAACTTCCTTTGTAAGCGATAAACAAATGGGACTGTTTTCCTCAAAACCTGCGTCATCCTCATTGTACGGACCCACACCGGGTCCATCTATGTTCACCCCATCTACCCCTTCGCCATCTACTTCGTTCAATTTAATGAGCGTTCTTGGAAAGGCTTTAGTAGTGATTGTTGGAGTATTGATTATCTACTTTGCAGGTCTTGTGATCTACAACATAATTGTAGGTGCAAACGGTAAAGAAAACACTAATATTCTAGGAACTCCAACAGTTCCGGATCAAGCACCATTGCCGTTAGATGGAAAAGTACCTACTAAAATTCCAGCGTCTAATGTTCCTCTGTCTGGTTCAGATAATGGAGTTCAATTTTGGATGTTTATAAAAGATTGGGACTATAACTTTGGTAAGGAAAAAGGTGTCTTGATTCGTTCAGACCCAACCAATGCTGCCATCAGTAATCCTAAGATCACATTGCATCCTACTGACAACAGTTTGAATGTAAGTGTCTCGATCTATGGAGGTTCATCTTCAGGTACTTCACGATCAACACCTGCAGCATCTAATCAAACCAATGTAACTGGAGATGTATTCACATGCACAGTTGAGAATGTCCCTCTTCAAACTTGGTTTTCAGTGTCTGCAACAGTTTTCCAACGAAACCTAGATGTGTATATCAACGGCAAGCTTGTGAAGTCATGTGTCTTACCAGGAGTACCTCGTCCTGCAGCAGGGGATATAACAGTTGGTTCAGCAGGCGGATTCTCAGGTCAAGTATGCAACGTTCACTCTTATCCAGGTATGTTGGGTCCTTCAGATGCTGCTGCGTTTTTTGCAAAGGGAACCAATTGTGCTTCATTTGCTCAGCCTTCATCTTCAAATACTGCAAATAGTTCTGAATTTACATTGTTTGGCTACACCTATACATTTGGAGTTAAAGACTCTTCGGGTAAACAGATTCGAAATTACTCGTTT